GTGCGAAGTCATGAGCGCACTGAAAAGCGAGCCTCCCCGTCTGCCGTTGTTTCCTTTTGTGGAGGACAGATGGAGAAAAGATGCACTACTACCAATGGAATATTGGAGACTATGCAAGCCACACACAAAGACTGTCTTTGTTGGAAGACTTGGCATACAGGCGACTTTTAGATGATTACTATTTGCATGAACGTCCGTTAAACACTGGTGTTGCAGCCGTTGCTAGACAGATTGGAATGAAAGAACACATTGCAGAAGTGCAATTTATCCTTGAATCTTTTTTTCAACTTGTTGAAGATGGTTGGATAAACAAACGTGCAGACATTGAAATTGCACATTACAAAGCAAAAGTAGAACAGGCGTCTAAGGCTGGTAAAGCGTCTGCTGAACGTCGGAGCAACGTCCGTTCAACTGAGGTTCAACCAACCAATAACCAAGAACCAATAACCAATAACCAATTAATACCAGTAGCTAAAGCTACTTTGTCCACAGCAAAGCTGATGGCCTGTCCGCAAGAGGAGATTTTGAAACTTTGGGCAAAGCATCTGCCACACCTTGCACAGCCAAGAAGTTGGGAGGGTACTCGCAGAGCCAACACCAAGCAACGGTGGAACCAAGCCAGCAGACCAAGCGCATACAGCCCTGAAGGCTACCAGACTGAGGCCGATGGCATCAGGTGGTGGAATAGCTTTTTTTGCTACATTGCCCGAGACACCAGTTTGTCAAACGGGTTTGAGACAGCAGGGAGAACGTGGCGGCCTGATCTGGAATGGGTAATGAATGCCACTAACTTTCAAAAAATCATAGACGGAAAGTACACAAAATGAGTTTTGCTAAACCAGAATCAAAAAGCAACAATGACGGTCCAAGCCTGTTTTGCAGTGTAAACGGATGCGGGTCTTTGTGGTCAGTACGCTTGGAAGGATCGTCACCTAAGTGCAGTCGCCATCAATGGGGAGCGAAGCCAAAAAATGAAGGAACACTAAGTTATAAGCAATGGGCAGATAGACAAAACTTGTCAAAGCCAGTTGCCGATTGGTACAAACAACCTGATCAACAGAAAGATTGGTAATGAATTACTTTGAAGCGCATCAATTGCTAGATGAAACCCGTGATGGACAACCTCACTCTGAAGTTAGTGTTACTGCCGCACTTACTCTCACAGGAGACATTGATCCAGACGTATGCAGAAATGGCTTGGGCTGGGGGCGATCAAGCATTGAAAGACGGACGCCGAGATTATTTATTGCGCCGATTCACACAATTGGATCAACAGATGCCGGGAATTAAAGATGCAATTATTCAAAGAATTAAGGAAATTAAATTAAATGAGATACGCAGCGAGAGTTGATAAAAATCAAGAAAAAATTGTTGCAACACTTAGGAATGCTGGCGCTTACGTTTGGATCATTGGGCTACCTGTTGATCTTTTGGTTGGCTACAAAGGCAAAACGTTTTTGGTTGAAGTCAAAGATGGCCCTAAAAAGCGGTTAACAGCCTTACAAGACGATTTCTTTAACAATTGGTCTGGTAGCACGTTGGTAAGAGTTAATGGCTGTGATGCCGCTTTACAAATGATTGGAGTTTTAAAATGAAAGTAGCTGTGTGGGAACCTGTACAGGCTCACAAAGAAATGATGACCGTAATCTGGCCGACACTTAAATCAATGCTAATGGCTGGTCATCGAATGACCATTGAAATCAAGCAAAGCAAAAGAAGCGTGGAACAAAACGCAATGTTTCACAGCATTATTGACAAAATTAGCAAAGCAATGCGCGAAGCAGGAAGCACATGGACACCGGATGATTGGAAAAGATTGTTGATTGATCAATGGGCGCATGACACAAACCGCAAGATCGGCAAAGTCTGCCCGAGTCTGGATGGAGAGCGAGTAGTTCAGCTAGGGCTGCAAAGCCACAAATTCACAACAACAGAAAGCAGTGAATTTATTGAATTTTTGCTGGCATGGTCAGCAGATAAGAGCATTGATGTTTCCTAAACACGTTTATGTCAGAGACAAAGCGTTGCTCAAAAAAGTAGCGCAATTGAATTGCCAACATTGCGGAAGCGGTGAAATGGTGCAAGCAGCACATAGCAATTGGGGTGGCGGCAAAGGACGGGGAATCAAAGCTGATGACAATTTAGTGGCTGCTTTGTGTTTAAAGTGCCATTGGGAAATAGATCAAGGTGCTAAACTAACTAAACAAGATCGGCAAAAAATGTGGCAAGCTGCTCATGAAAAGACAATAAAGGCGTTAAATGATTGAAATTCAATACAAAAAAACTGAGGATTTAATTCCTTATGCTCGCAATAGTCGCACACATAGCGCAGATCAAATTGCACAAATAGCAGCGTCAATTACAGAATTTGGTTGGACTAATCCTATTTTAATTGATGGTGAAAACGGCATCATTGCTGGTCATGGTCGAGTTTTAGCAGCGCACAAACTTGGTGAAACAGAAGTGCCAACTATTGAACTTGGGCACATGGATGACACGCAAAAACGAGCATACATCATTGCGGATAACAAACTGGCATTGAATGCTGGGTGGGACAATGAAATGCTGGAATTAGAAATTCAAAAATTAAAAGATGTTGGTTTTGACATAAATTTACTTGGATTTGCACCGTTTGAACTTCTTGATTCAAACAAAGAAGATGAAGAACAGCCCAAAGACGTTAATTTTACAATTCAATACAATATCATTTTTGATCACGAAGAACAACAAAATGATTGGTATGAATTTATCAAAAGGTTAAAAGACCAATATCCTGATGCAGAAACAGTTGCCGAAAGGTTGCAATTGTTTTTAAGGGGTCATGGTTATGTCACGCGCTAAAAAGTACATTGATATTGATGTTTTGACAGCAGCAAAACAACGTATTAACCAGTTAATTGATGCGTTTGATACGTTGGCAGTTATGTTTTCTGGTGGCAAAGATTCTTTGGTGGTGCTTCACCTTGTCAAAGAAGTCTACAAAGAGCGCGGCATTACTAAGCCAGTTCATGTTGTCTTTAGAGATGAAGAATTGATACCAATGGAAGTCATTGATTTTGTCAACAAATATCGTAATGAGCCTTGGATAAAAATGATATGGTTTGCTGTCCCGTTGCAATCTACTAAATATGTCTTAGGTGTTTGCTACAACTATGTGCAATGGGACAAAAATCGTAAATGGGTGCGAAAAATGCCTGAATGGGCGGTATCAACTCCACTTGATGACAAACAAGTCTTTGATCAATACAGCATGGATTCCTATGCCGCAAAGTATTACAAAGGCAAAGTGGCGTTTTTAACAGGTATCCGTTCTAGCGAATCTATCATGCGGTTTCGTGCATCTGTTAACAAACTTAATGAAAATTACATCAATGCGGTTGAATCAACAGACAGGGTAAAACTGTGCAAACCAATCTACGATTGGGAAGAAAATGATGTGTTCCGTTATTTTTATGATCGCAACATAGCGTATTGCAAAATTTACGATCAACAAATGTGGGCTGGTCAAGCAATGCGGGTTTCAACTCCATTACACGCTGAAAGTTCTAAGCGATTTAATAAAATTAAGTTAAGCGCACCAGAAATGTACAGCAATCTTATAGAAATTTTTCCTGAAATGTTGGCTCATGAACGATATTACAGTGAACTTGATAGGGATGGAATTAAACAACGTTACGGGCAATCATATGAAGGTGTTTTAGCTTGGATTGAAGAAAACATAGAAGAAGAAAGCCAACACAAAAAAGCCATTCAAAGATACAACAGCGTAATGCACAGAGCATCAAGATTTCCTAATGCTTACCCGCCCAAGCATTTGCTCAATGCTTTTATGAGTGGCGCATACAAACGTGAAATTCTGCCAATTAAAGACCCAACCAAATGATTAAAGACCCAATTGACCGCATTGAATGGCGTGAAGCCGCAAGTTTAAATGCAAACGATTACAACCCAAACGTTGTTTTTACTCCAGAATTGAAATTGTTAGAACGAAGCATTTTGAAAACTGGCTGGGTACAACCAATTCTTATTACAAAAAACGGCACAATCATTGATGGTTTTCATAGGCATCGTTTAGCGCAAGACAGCCCTAAATTGCGTGAAAAATACAAAAGCAAAGTTCCATGTGCAGTAATGGAAATTAGCGACATTGAAGCAATGGTAGTCACAATTCGAATGAACCGCGCAAAAGGTAGTCACGTTGCTGTGCGAATGTCAGAGATTGTTCGCAATTTAATAGACAACATGGGTGTATTGCCTGAAGAATTGGCGCAAGACATTGGCGCAACCAAAGCAGAAATTGACCTGTTGTATCAAGATGGCGTGTTTAAAATGAAAAACATCAAAGATTACAAATACAGCAAAGCATGGGTTCCAACTGACACCCGTATTGATAAATAATGCACATCGTTTTACACTCCCAAATTCAGCCATTTGTTTCAAAAGC